CACCTGAACCAATAACTTGTATCTGTGCAGCTTCTGTAGCAGGAGTTGTTGAGTACGCACCAACTGCTCCTCCAACTACATCAAATCCATCAACATACAAATCAATAGCTGCAGGGTCTGCACCAGTGTAACCCATGTCTAAGGTACAAGTACCATCAACTTGAGTTAAGATTTCAATACCTGCAGAAAGAACTACAGTACCTGCAGGCACGTTTAGAACTTCCATAGTATCGTTAGCAGCAAAGTCAGAACCTTTTAAAGTTATTGCTGCTGCAATATCAATAGTGTTCTGTACTAGATAAGGTGATCGCCCCCTAGCACTATTACCTTGTGCTGCGTGGTCTGCGGTTGCTAAATTAGCCATTTTTTATCCTCCCTTACCCTGCGTTGTATTTGGCAGTAACGATAGCTTCAGGACGAAGTATCTTTCTACCATATAAATGCATACCACGGACAATGTCTGCAAATGAGTCAGGGTCACGGTATGTTTCGGTTTTGCTGAGTTGTTCAGCCGTTGCAGCAGCAGAGCCATGTCCTGCAACAATAACACCAAAGTTAGTGTTCTGGTTAGAAGTACCTGAAGTACCTGGACCAGTTCCTAGAGCAGGTAGATTGCTTGATACATACACTCTAAATCCTGCTAGGTTGTTAAGAACAAGACCGTTTTGCAACTTTCCTGCTCCACCGTAATCAGCATTCATTAGTTTAGAGTTTTCATCACCAAGTAGCTCTAAGAATACAGGGTCAATAACTAACCATCTGTCACCAGTATCTACTTGCTGTTGATTCAATAGTCTTGCCATACGATTGACAACTACCATTGGTGTAGCAGCAGCAGTACCTACAGAAGTAGCACCACCTGTTAAGTTTACTACAGGAATAGAGTGGTCTCCTGCAGATGAAGTTGTAATGCTTCCAAAGGAATCTTTACGTAACTTCATTGAAGTTAAAAGTTCATCAGTACCTGCAGTCGCCACAGCAACTGAACCGTTAACAGTAGTATTTACTGCACTGCCTACTGCGTGTTGAGCAGCCTGTTTGTAACCTGATATATAGGCTAGAACTTCTTGATCATAGTTGTCAGCTAAACGATATGCTGCTCTGTCAGTAGCAAGCTGCATGAAGTTTACGTGACTGTGAGCTTCTTCTATGTCGTCCATTTTGAACGCATAGTAATTAGCTTTATCGACAACAAGGTTAAAGTCCTCGTCATCTAAGTCTTGGGCAGTAATCTGAGTTCCTCTAGCGTAAGTACTCACTGAAACTTCTGGTTCTTTGATGATCTTAACTGTATCACCTTGACCTTGAATTTCACCCATGTAGTCTGAGTTAGTAATATCTCCAACAACAGTAGACTTACGAAATGCAAGTTGTACCTGTTTGGAGTAAATGATAGGTGAAAAATTACCGTTTGGTAAATTTCCATACCCTGTTGCGGTTGCAAAAGCCATTTTATTTCTCCTTTAGCTTTGAACAGATGCAAAGTACAATGTATAGTAGGGGCTAATTCAAACAAGGTGCAGTTAAATATGTATGCCTACATTAATTAATTGGGCTTATTGATATTAGGTTAGTCTAAAATTTATTGATTTTGCGTATTTGTAGTGTACAAGTTGTCCATACTGGGGTTGTACACTACCACAGATATATATAGTTATATCTATATTTTTTTATTTGTCAACACTTTTATCTAGCGTTTCCAGATATATCGTAAGTAAACTTGCCACTACGTATAGCTTCCATGATGGCATCTGAGTTTTGTTCATACTCTTTTGATGACATTTTGTTTACTTGAGATTCCTTTAGATATGATTTTGTTTCATCTGTTTGTGGAGTATTCCTACTTCCTTTTGTATTCACAGACTTAGCAGCATCACTTGTATTTTTTGTTTTCTTATTTGATATACCCATATCTGCTTTATAAAGATCTATTGCTCTAGCAGCAGAACGTGCATCAGTAGCATTATCATATAGGGCATCCTGTACCCACTTTGGTTGTTCATCAGCCCATTCATGGAAAGAGTCTTCTTCTTTGATGTCAATAAAATCAGGATGTAATTGTAGCAGTTCTGTCTCTGCTTTTTCTCTAGTTACATTCTGTTGCATTTCATCTAATGCTTTTACTCTTTCTTCTACGGCTGTAGATTGTTCTCTAGCTTTTTTAATAGCTATGGTTTCTACAATAGCTGCTACATCAGGATAAGCTTTAACCCATGCATCTATATCTTCTTCCGATTTAGGAAGCTTAATTTCTTTTTTAGTAGTTTCAGAAAGTTGTCTTTTAAGGTCTTCAATTTGAGTTTGAACTTCTTTATCTTTTTCTTGCATGTGTCTACGCAGATCACCATAGCGTTTTTTAAAAGTTTTTTCTTCTCCTGTAACTTCTGTTTCAGGTTCTTTAGCAACTTCTTTAGCTTCTCCATTATGTTCCGCAATAAGTTGTTCAAGTTCTTCTTCCTCTCGTTTTCTTTTTTCTTCACTAGTTTTTCTACTACCCAATGCCATTGTTTTTTGGGGTTGATTATTTTGTACTTGTACTTCTTCTACTTGTTCATTCATTTAATTTTCTCCTCTGTGGGGCAACTGTAGTCCACCTAGCGTGGGGAGTTGGTTTGCCAATGGGGTGTTGTGTTACGTATTATCTACCGCCTCTATATCCTTTAGTTTCTTTTGAAAATCTTTTACTTCTATCTGCAAAAGCTCCTTTACCTTTTTTTGCATCATCTCTTCTTTGTTTATCTTTTCTTTTTTCTCTTGCTTTCTTTTGTAAATCATCTATCTCAGTTTTTCTACTTGTTGTTTTAACTTTATCATTACCTGATAATAGAGAACCTTCTAAGCCTTTTCCTGATCTACTAGGTATAGAAAAAGAATCTTCTCTGTTTTTTGCTGCTTTAGCTTCTTCTGTTTTTTCTTTTTCTATTCTTTCTGCTTCTTTTTTAAGACCTAAATTAAGATCTATTGTAGGTCGGGTAGGCTGAGTAAATGTAGGATCAGCACCCATAGGTGAAGTAGCCCTAGCAGATGCTGCTTCTAAAGGCTTTACAACGGCACTTCTTCCTGCTGTATTATTAAAACTACTAGACATATCAAAAGCATTTTGTGTTTGTTTGTTTACTGTGTCTGGTTTTACTGGAGTAGTAAATGTAGGATCAGTACCTATAGGTGATGTTTTAGCTTGAGCAGAACCAAAAATATTATTTGTTTGCATTGCTAGTGCTGCATCGTTAGCACGTGTATCTTTAACTGTATTGACAGGACTATCTCCATCTGGTATTCCTGCATACATATTAGTAGGAGTTTGACCTAGTTGACCTTGCATATTTACTCTGCCTGTTCCATAAGGTATTGGCTTAGATGCAGAAATAGGCATAGTATTATCATCAAACGTTCCTAATTTAGCATATCTATTTACGGTTTCTCCTGCATCCATATTACTTGAAGGTTTACTAATAACATCTGGTTGACTAGGCATACCATAATTCTTTGGGTCAATACCACTAGCAACTTGCGGTTGACTAGGCATACCATAATTCTTTGGATTAACACCGCTAATAAAATCAGAAGACGATGTAGTTGCTGTAGGAGCATTACCTAAATCATCTGAGTCTCGCATATTTAAATTAGCATCTATGTTTGCTTCAGCTACATTTTTACCACCCACAGTTGGTCTAACTAATGGTGCTTCTTCTGTTTCTTCTTTTCCTGTTATAGGATCTTCCCATTTACCTGTTTCAGGATTTTTTATTTTACTAGAACTGAATGGATTACCATCCCCATCTACGTCAAATCCTATTTTACCTAAAAACTTTTCTAGTCCTGCACCTAATCCACCAAGCAGTCCACCAAATGCACCGCCCTCTTTAGACTTTTCTATTGCTGCATTACGTTCTTCTGCTGTAACAGTTTCTCCTCTAGCACCTTTTAACTCTAACCCCATTAAAGCTAAACGAGAACCAAAACCTAGTTTACCATATTCTTCAACCGTCATGCCTAACCGTGTAGCAGAATCTTTAATAGCTTTTTTATTTCTTGCTGTTGTTGCGTCAGCTTTTGCTTGTCTTTCAGCAGCAGTTTTTTCTTTTCTTTCTGGTGTAGTTGAGGGAGTAGGTAAAGAAGGTCTAGGCAAAGGAGTAACACCATTATCTAACGGCAACAGCACTGCACCCTTTGGGGGAGTTTCTTTAGGTCTGTCTTCAAAGTCATGTATAATAGTTTGTACAGAACCATCTTTTAATTTATACTGTCGTGGTCCTTTATCTTTGTAATCACCACCGCCCATAAAGTCACTAAACGCTGCACGTTCTTGGTCAGCTTGAGAGGGTGGTAATTTTAAACCTGTATGATAGCCTGTTTCTGGGTCTATATATTTACCTTCTTGTGCAAATATAATGCCACCTTCAGCCATCTCTAGTTCTTCATCGTCTTCTACTATAGCAATATCCGCAATAGTAAATGGCAAGTCATCGGGCAACTCTGCTTCTTCTGAGTTTCCCATTTGACCCATTTTTTCCATCATGCTCAAACCCATCTTAGCTTCTTGTCGCATCTGCATAAGTTTATCTAAACCGTGATACCGAACAACATCAGCAGGAAATATAAATTCACCTTCACTTACCATAGCAGGTATATCATCACGAACTTCTTTTTTAAGAGAACCAGAGGGTACATCATTACCAGATACGTTATCTTTAGTACCTCCTTGATCTTTTAAACCACCATCATCAAACATTTCCATTTGTTTATTGTACATTGTTTACCTCGTCCTTTAATTTTTTGAGTCTGCGTAGTAGCATAACTGCTCCTTGTGCTCTAAGTAGTATTGTAGTACTATCTGTTTGCTCCATTGTACGATGCTGTTCAGTTAGTAAGTAGTCTAAGTAATTATTGAACTGTTCCCACTGGTCCTTGTGGTTGACCTGTTGCTTGAGGTTGTTGAGGAGTTCCCTGTTGTTGTGCATTTCCACTAAATCCTTGTTCGTTTGGCAATGGTGCTTGCCCTGTACCGATTGTTCCACCGCCTGCTCCTGTAGGATCATTTGGGTTAGCCCCTGCAGGAGGTTGTCCTTGCGGAGCTTGTGCAGCAGGTTGTTGAAAGGCTTTCATTAACTCCGCTTGTACTGCAGCTTCATCCATACTGTTTGTTACTTTGTCAGGATCTAAGTCCATTGACTTTGCAATCTCACTAATAATATATTGAAACTTAGCAAAAGGTGCAAGTGCAGGATTAGCAGCAACACCCAAGAATTGCATAAGCCGTTGACTCCGTACTTCATTAGCCATAAGACTTTCAGTGCCTCTAGCTTTGACTTCAAGGTCACCCTTTATCTCAGGGTCAAAATCAAACTGCATGTTAAACTGAAAGAACCCTTCACCTAGCGGTCTAAGTAAATAGTCATCTATATTTTTTATAACCGTTTTGATATTGCCACTAGCAGCAGACATCAACATAGATATACCACTAGCTGTTCTACCTACCCCTGACACTCCTGTTTGACCGTGTGAAAAAGAAGCTAGTCCTGTGCTTTCATCTGCAAGTTGTCTTGCTTTATCAAACAGTTGTAGATTTTCATTGGACACATTCGGAAATTTTGTACCAAAGATAGCTTGCCCTGGAGCACCACCCTGTCTCCTGAATACTTTCCCTGGATATACACTAAGGTCTTGCCCTGGAACTAGGTTAGTTTCATCTACCTCTATCAATAGATTACCTGACAGTACCGCATTGTCTACAGCCATTCTCATAAACCCATTCATAAGAGTTTGTGTGTCGTCCATATTCTCTGCAAGACCTACACCAAAGAAAGAATATGGATTAAGTTCATAGGGTGCAGCCATGTAGGGTATCTTCATAGGCTTGAAGGGATTAAGAACCATACGTAGTACTTTACCATTGCATATCCAAACATTAGCCTGCAGTTCATCAAAAGTTTCTAATGATTTTGGTATATCTATATCATTATCTTTTAATAAATCAATATCTACCATGCCCCAATACTCAAGGACTTCAAATCTATCTACACCATAGCTAGAAGAATAATCAGACAGGTCATCTTCCCAGTACTGTTTTTCATAACTTTCACCCATAGAAATACAACTATCTATAACAGTACTTCTAAAGTGAGGTCGTTTCTTTAAGGCACGTAGTTGTGACCTAGACATCTTATGTCGTTCTATAACATACGTAGCTTCATCCATATTGTTTGCGTCTGGATCAGGGTAGAAGTTCCATACAGATACATGAGACAACTGAGGTATTGTTTTAAATGCAGGATCATACTCTCCTGTATCACTCCAGTTAGGATATTCTTTATCTACAGCAAATGGACCTTTCATTACTCCAGTACCAAACAAAGACATTTCAAATGCTGTATTACGTAAATGTTTGTTAGCACCTGACTCTTGTAGCTGATCGTGTATTTTTTTCTGCATTTTCTTTGCAGCAATCATGGCAGGACTAAATGTAATAGCTGTAGGTGTTTTACCTGCTCCTTGCTCTAGTCCTTCTATATCTTTTAATTTTTCAGATAGTGGTCCTAGACTATCCATTAAACTTTTTTCTGTAGCTCCTTTAGGTAAATCTTTACCATCTCCTGAAAACCCATAAGGGCTTACGTCAGGTTCTTGTTTTATATTCTCTGGTTTCTTGGGATCAAAGTTTACATCTTCTACAACTCCCTCTGGTAACTCCGTAGGTTCTACAGTAAGAGGAAACTTGTTACCTGCAAATAATACTTCGACTATCTGCCCATAAGAAGCTAGTGTTTTTGTTTTAGTTACTTTTATAAATACCCTAGACTTTTCCGCTTCAGTAAACTGTACATCTGAACCATACAAACCTCTATAGTTTTTATATGCTTTTAACCATCGTTGTTCATCGTTGTGTCTATAGTCATCTGATTTTTTATACTTAGACATAATAAAAGGAATTATACCTTGCACATCGTAGTCTACAGCGTCTTCTGATGATAGGTCATCTATAGCTATAGCTTCGTCTTCAATCATTATCTCTTCATTATCATTCATATTAATATCCAAATGTTGCGTCAGCTATCGCCATACCGTTAGGTCGGGAAGCATGAGGGTCGTAATCAAATACACTAAAACGTGGTCTTGACATTATACCATATCTTAGTGCGTCATACAAGTGGTCTTCTGAAGTAGTGTCAACATCTTCTGGGTTTTTCTTATCTAACGGAATCGCAGGCAGTTGAGAAATAGTATTTGTACAGCTATTGAAGAAGACCAAACGAGGTTCTTCAGTAAACTCATCGACTTGTAATCTTCTATGTATTTCATTTTTTCCTGCAACTCTTGATCCTTTACTTCTATCTGATGGTCTCCAACGACATCCACGTACTATCATCTGCTCCGCAAGAGAAGGACCAGTATCCCCACGTTTATGCCAAAGACTACTATCCAATACTCCATACCTAATTGTTCCATCATCTGCCTCTGCTTCTAGTACCATATCAGCTAGGTCTGTAGCCAGTACCTTTGATACATATAGTTCTCTGTATACCACCAGTTGCTCACTAGGGCTAACAGCAATCCAGACAACTGCAGACTTACTGCCATATCCATAGTCACATGCCCTGAACTTAACCCAGTTGTTAGGTATATCAAAAGGCTCAATAACATGTACGCTACGATTGAACTCTGTAAACGCTGCTCCCTCTTTAATGTCCCAATCGCCCTCAAGTAGTTGTCTTCTCTGTTGTTCAGGAAGGGATAACAGCATTGCTTCATAATCACCTTGCTCTGCCAAGTATGGATTGTCCATAAGTCTTGCAGGTATAAATTTACGTTTGAAGAGAGCTTTACCTGCTTTGCTATGTCCTTCAGGGTAGCGGAGTGTTTGTCCTGTTTCAATATCAGTTGCCTCAAAAGCTTTGTTAGGTACTGCAGGGTCAATAAACATTTTCTTAACCCAACCATGTCCTCTACCTCCAGGGTTAGTAGTAGCCCTCATATATACAGGCAAGTCGGCTGATGTACTTCTAAGTCGTGACCTCATGTAGTTCCAAGCAAAGGGTGTAGCCCACTGAGTAAGTTCGTCAAAGCCTATCCAACTAAACGCAAGACCCTGATACCTGAGTACGTCATCATCTCTGTCTAAGTAAGATAGCCACAATCGTGCTCCAGAGGGGGCTACCCATTGCATTTTTCTTTCTGACCATTTTATTCCCTTCCATATCTTAGGATAAAGTTCCTGTGACTTAAAGATAAGTTCTCTTAGTTCTTCCGTTGTATGCCGTAAAAGAAGCCCACTGAAGCTAGGGTGACCCATATAACGTAGTGGGTCAGCTAACATTGCGTAACTCTTACCACCGCCTGCTGAACCGCCATACAGAACTTCTCGTTCTCCTGCTGCTAAGAAATCTGTTTGTGGACCTTCATTAGGTTTAAATATAACATTACGTGTTTCCTCAATAGGTTGTGCATCTATTTTAATTGGTTGTGGTAATGTTTTCTTTTGAGCCTGTTCTTTGGGTTTCGATTTCCTTCGCCTTGGCGATTGCCTTTTCCGCATACTCTGCCCACTTGCGGATGCTTCTAGCTTGGTTTTTACGCTGTCGCTCATTCGCTACCCTTTTCATTAAACCTACGTGAGATATGTATCGTCCTGTTTGTGTTGTTAGCCAATTAGCTACCTCTCTATACGAATACTGTTTTAAATAATCTCTTGCCATTTCAAGTTTATCTAATTCATTTTGAACTGGCTGTAGTAAGTCGGGGTCTTGTTCATCTTGCACATAACCAAATGGTATGGTACGTGCTATACGTGGAATGGGAGACCACTCTGTTTCGTCTTTAATATCTAAAGGCTGTGGTAATTCCCATTTGCCTAAACTACGTGTCACTTTTTACCACGTAATGCATCTGCTTTTTTCATATCGGGTTTTGCTTTATATAACTGCTTTACCCATTTATTATTAGGATTTTCTCTTCTCCATTTTTTAACTGACATACCTGCTTTTTTAGCAAGTTCTCTAATCTTCTTTTGAGATTCATATATTGCTATATCTACAGACATAGGTCTTCCTACACCTCGTAATCCTGCTACTCCTTTTGCAGCCATAAAATCTCTTGCTTTATTGTATCCACCCATAGATTCATATTCTGCTGCTTTTGATTTAAGTGCTTTTCCTAAAGCCTGTCCTTTTGCTTTTTTATCAGCAGCCCTTTTAGCTTCCCTCTGTGCTCTCTTAGCAGCCTTTATTTCTGCTTTTGACGTTTCTTTTGCTGTTAGTTTTTTTGGTCCAAAAACTTTACCTGCCATTCTAATTTGTCTACCGTATTTTACAGCAATCTTTGCTGCTCTATTTTGTCTATCCGCAGGTTCTAAAGCCATATTACGTATAGCTTTCATTTCAGATTCAAAAGTTTTAGGTTCTGGTTTTTTAGAAGGTCTTGCTAAATCTCTCCGTTTTTTTTGGGCAGGAGTTAAAGAACTGTAAGGTTTTATTCCTTTTTGTGCTGCTTTTTTCATAACTTGTTTTGTTATTGCTGAAAGTATTCCCATATTAATATTCCTCTTCTTGTTTCTTAGGTGGCATAAGCATAACTCCACCCGATGATTCTACTTGAATCTTTTCAGTTTTAATTAATCCTGTTCTATCCAAGAGTTCTTTTGCTGCTGACATTTTATCTCTAATGCCAAGTTCAGTCGGGTCAATCAACCCCCCTGCTAATGCAACTGCAGCTTTAGGAGCATTACGTGCCATGTATGTTTGTGTAGCATCCATGATTTCATCTTTAAGTCCATTAACTACATCAGTGGTAGATGTACCTTCTGAATAACCTGCTAAGTGTTTAGCTAATACTACATCACCTGCAGCCCCATCAAACAATACTTTTAAAAACATCTGTTGTTTTTCTGTGAGTTGTCTACTCATTATACTATATCCTTATTGACTTGTCAACACATTTATATCGTATTGTGTGTGGTTCTGATAATTGAGGTTTAACGTGTGACACAAATGCACCTACCATTGATATACATTCTTGTACTGTGTTCGCCTGATGATCTGGATTAAAATGCTTACAACTCACAGATTGATCCATAGGTGACATAAGACATATTGTGACAAAGGGCAAAAACATATCATACGTTCTTACTTAGTTCAAAGTGTGGTCCATCTATAAATGGTCTACGTCCTTCTGCTCTGCGAGTATCTATGTAGTCATTCATAGCTTGTTCCATTGTCATGTTACAAGTACGCAAATCATTAATATGCCAAGCTGCACCCCAACGTAAAGCTACGTCCTCAAGCTTTGCAGCTTCCATCATAGCGTCAGCAATGTCGTCATAGACATTGAGTTCCCATGATGCCCTCCCACCTATATATGCCATCAAGTCTACCGCTAACCCCTCTAGGTGCTTTGACTTCATGGTCTGTGATGCTCCCTTGGCTACCAGTGCTTCCTGCTCCTCTATTGTTCGCATTCCACAGATAACACCAAAGTCTATCTTAGTTAGGTCTATAGCTTTCTTTACGACTCGTACCATATCCTCATTGACACCGTCTAGTCTATCTAAGCTACGTTGTGAGAGAGTAAATCCCATATTATATATCCTTTTTATTTTGTAATCGTTCTCTGTCTGCTTTTTCTTTACAGGGTAAACAAACACTATTCATCTCTATAAATTTTTGTTGTCTTGTATAAACTGTACATGTTAATAAAGGTTCACTACATACAAGACAATATTTATTTAGTAATTCCTTTTTGTTTTTCATAGGTTCTTAACCCACCTAGTCCTAGCATACCCATCAGGACTGTCATTAAACTTCCCATATCAAATTCAGGTATAGGCGGTATATCCACACCAGTTAGGGCTACTACAAATAATATCACAGGTGACAGAATAAAATGGTATAGTAAGGCTATCCCACATACCCATCCTACAAAGGGTCTCCAACCGCCTTTAAACAGGCTTCCAGAGGCAGCTTCAGCCTTGTTAACCTCTACCTGTGCCAGTGCCAACTGCTGTGCGTGTTGGTCTGACATAGTAGCAATCTCATGGGCAAGCTTTGCCTTCATATCCGAATCAGGTATTACCTTGTCAAGTATTCCTGTTACTGGTCCTATGAGGCTTGCTATTATGCTCATTACTTCTTTCCTGCTAAATAGTTTACTTTATTTTTATCTGTGGAAAGATACTTCTTTATCTTGTCCACTATGTACTTAACCACACTTACAGTCAGGATTGTTACAGCCTTTGCCTTTTACAGATGACTTAGTACCATTTACATAGATACCAAACCATGCAGCACCTGCACCTACAACGACAGAAACAAACCCTGCCTGTGCGTTGTTAGGGTCTGTTAGATTCATAAACCAATTACACGTTTGATAAAACACTATCATATAGGACAGTATTAACATACGTGGTACTATTCTCCAAGCCGATAATTTTTCTGGTGTCATTGTTTTTCCTCACTGTAAAGATTATCAAATACTCTTTCTGTATTCCATACATAGTCTGTATCTAACTTAGAATGGAACACATGTTGATTTGGTTTAAAATCTGGTGCTCCTTCTCCAGTTTCAAACCATGCAGGATGTGTTACTCTTACTCTGTTATTGGGTAACGCTACAATGTTACCTGTGTACTTACCTGCGTCCATTAATTCTAGCACGTGACTTTGTTTGTGTTGTGCAGGATCATCGGCTATCTCACTGTCTGTATAGTCTACAGTAAAAAGATACTTAGCAGGATAAAACTCGCCATCAACTTTTGCTACCCACGGTGCAGGAGTTGCTCTGTTTAACACATAAACCGAATGAGTGTGTGACATACAATCCCAAGGTTGTGCTGCATATACTGGTAATTCTTCTGCCCATTCCTCTACAGGTGTGTCTCCTACTAATGCAGTAATAGGCAGTCTTGCCCACATTGCTCCACCGTGTATGTTTAGTTCGTCTTCACTATCTGCTTCACAACCAGTAAAGATAACTTGAAAACTTAAACATCTATTCGGCATACTTGTTACTGCTATTACCATGCAGTGTAAAAACTCTCCATGATATCGTTCATGGTTACACGTATATTCTCTTCGTACCCACGCTTTAAAGTAGGGTACATTGCTTTGTAAATAGGGCATTACTTCTCCTTTTGTTTTTTCAACTGGAGTTTTGCTTGCTTTGCAAGTCTTACAACCTCAGTCTTGCCCATTACTTTAGCACGTTGTTCCATCACTGTCAAGATTTGAATTTTTCTTGCGTATGGTTTATTTACTTTTTTAACCTTGGCTATTGTAGCCTTTGCATCTGCTACTGTAGCAAACTTTATACTCACTGTATCTTTAGGGTTCTCATCTGTGTACAGTCTTCTGCCACTACCTTTAGGTTTCTTACCAGTTCCTTTTAAAGGGTCACGCTTTTTTACTGGCATTTTTTATTCTCTTACCTGATGCAGTGACTGCGTACTTAATAGCCTTTGGTCCTGTCTTTTTAGCTATGGCAGTTTTCTTTTCCGCTGCGGTCATCTTCTTTGCTACAGCAGCAGGTCTACAGGCAGGGTAGGGTCTGTCACTTTTAGATGCAGACTTCCTACCACAGTCTTTGCCTGTCTTTATGTCAACCCATTTTTCACCAAACCATTTTTCTAAGCCTGTTTCTAAACCACCTTTTTTGTAGTTTCTGGGCTTGAGTTTACGCATACGTTCCACCACGTTTCTTGTATGTACGTACAAGCCACGCATTAGCATAAGCAGAAGGATACACCTTAAACTTTTTCTTAGCTTCTGATTTTACTGCTGCGTACAATTTAGGATTCTTAGGCTTTGAACCTGACTTTGAAGTCGAGCCACCTTTTTTATAGAATCCCATTTTATTACGTACTGTTTTGGGTAGCTTTGCTGCCCCTTTATTTGGTGGTTGTTTTAGTGCCATCTTAACTCCTTACAGTGTCAATCCCATACACTTTGTTATAAATTTCGCTACGTCCAATTCCCAAGTCCTGCAACTCTCTGTCACTAAATCCACGTAGTGCGTTCATTGCTGCTCTGTGTGCTCTTGCTTCCTGTGACCGTTTAAACCATTCCTTCAATATTTTAACCATTGTACTACCTCCTATGTTTTATGTACAAGATAGTTATATCATAGTTACTGAATAGTTTCTACAGACAGTTCTGCAATTCCGTTATGCAATCGTAGACTTAGGCACTTCAACGAGTGAGGCAACGACATGCAATCGGTTTGCTGTAGCTGCTGTTACTTTTACTATATCTCCAGATACTAATATTAAATCATTAGTTATTAGTTCTACTGTGCCACTTGCTCCTACTGCCTTTAAATGATATACACTAAAGACACTGCTACCATTTGTTATTGTAACAGTAATAGTATCGGCATTGCCACTATCCTCAGACACCAAGATAGAAGATACAAACGTAGTCATTAACGCAGGACAAGTGTACAATGTAGTAACATTTGTAGTTGTTAAGTCTAGTTTAACATTCTTATATCTTGATGTACTGAGGACATTTGCCATTACTTTTTACGTGCCATACCGCCACCATAAAACATTCCTGTTTTACGCATATCAACCATGCCACCTTTTTTCATAGCCATACCTGTAGATGGATTAATCTTCTTCTCTTCCATCATGCCACCCATAGCATAACCCTTCTTCTTCATAGCACCACCTTTAGCGTAGCCTTTTTTCTTCATAGCTCCACCCTTGGCATAGCCTTTTTTCTTCATCATGCCACCTTTAGCACGTTTGTCTGTTGCTTTATAGCCTAATGACTCAGGACTATTTTTCATTAAAAAATCAATAATTTGTTTGTCCGTCATCTTAGTTATATCTTTTATTTTAGCCATTATTTCTTTCCTTTCATTGCAGTTCCACCTTTACGAAAAGCCAGAGGGTCTTTCTTTGTGGGTGCTGTATTTTTTAAACTGCCAACATTTACTTTTGTTTTACCGCCACCCATTGTGGATAGAGATATATTTTTCTTACCTGATTGTTTTATTTTTGTAGATACAACTCTTCTTGCTTCAATAGCATCTCGTTCTTTTATTAACTTATCAAGTCTTTTTTCTTGTGCAGGTGTTCTTTTAGCTGCAGTTATTTTTCTTAGTTTAGCAATCTCTTCACGAATTGCATTTAATCTTTTTTTAGGACTTTCTATTTTTTTTGTTTCTTTAATAGCTTTCTTTCTTTCACTAGAAGGTTTTTTACTTCCTTTCTTATCGGCTATTGAGTCATCTATTATTTCTCTAGCAGACTTACCTCTACGAATAAGTAGGTCTGCTCTAGGAAAGGAAGACTTTGTTCCCATACTTTTTGTTGATCCGCTTTTACCAACATTGGTATTCATTCTTTCGTTCTGCTGTCTCTTCTGAACCTTAGAGCCAACAGCACGTAGTCCTCTCTTTACAATTGTTCTTGCTACCATTTTTGTAGTTCCTTTACCATTTTACTTTATGTGACCAGTACTTTGCACTCAGCTTGCTTGTGGGCTTGCCTTGTGCATTGTGCCGTGCATAATAGCTCTTCTTACGAGCCTTATCTTTTGCGGATGTAGGGTTCTTCCCTGCACCTCGCACACCTTGTTGACCAAAGCGTATTAGTCTAATCGTGTCGCCTTCCTTTGCAAGGACTGCGTGTGACTTCTTAGGATGTTTAGGTGTTCGTTTAGGCTTGTTATAGCCAGAAAAAGTTTCACCGCCTTTTTCCACTGTCATTAGTTATCCCTCTCACCTTCAACCCATCCTTCTAGCTTCATAGCACGTTCTACATGCTCTAAAGTAAATGGTCTTCCATAGTGAGCCTCTACTGCCTTACGTACATAGAATACATCACTGTGGGGAATATGAAGTCTGTCCAGACTATTGTTACGGATAGCATCATAGAATGCCTCAATAACATTGTCTGTCTTTAGTTTTACTGATTTTCTCTTCATTGTCAAGAACTTTATTTTATTTTATACGGATATATACTATAATAGTATGTCACTTAAAGTGAAGTCTTAGA